ACAATGGCAACTATTTTTACAAAAACAGATGGTTCTGGTGGTGGTACTGTTACAATATCTATTTCAGGAGTATTAACATCAAATAGTTATACTGGAACTATATTAAAAGCAAATATAAAAAGTGTAGTAATTGGAACTGACGTCACAAGTATTGGCGATTATGCATTTCTATCTTGCACAAGATTGCAGTCCGTGACTATACCTGATAGTGTCACGAGTATTGGTGATAGTGCATTTTATGTTTGTGAAGAATTGGTGTCATTGACTATAGGTAATAGCGTCACGAGTATTGGTGATAGTGCATTTCAGCTTTGCGAAGCATTGCGGTCCGTGACTATACCTGATAGCGTCACGATTATTGGTGTTGGGGCATTTGCGGGTTGCACTGCATTGGGTAATATATATCCTCAAGGAATAGACGCATTAGGATTGACATTAGAAACAATTGGTGATGAGGCATTTAATGGAACTCAAATAGGTAATTTTAGTCTGCCTGATACTCTAATAACTATTGGGTACAATGCTTTATTCGGTTCTAATATAGATACATTGTATGTAAGTCAAATACTTTTAGATAGATTTGGTAAAAGTACAGGTGTTCAAACTATATATGGTAAATCAGGCGTGAATGTGGTAAACCCAGTAATTTGTTTTCCAGAAAACACACCAATTACTACTGACCAAGGAATAATAGCAATTCAAGATTTGGAAAAAGACAGTTATACAATAAACGGAAACAAAGTATTAGGAGTGGTAAGCCATAAACCAAAATCATCCATAGATATGGTATTATTCAAACAACATGCGTTAGGATATAATATGCCATCGCAAGATACTTTAATGACTCGTAATCATAAAGTATATTATAATAATATACCCAAAGAAGCAATATCTTTTACAACCACCGTGTTTAAAGTGAATAAATCCCAATTAAAATGTCTTCCATCAAATCCAAAACCAAAAGTAATGCAATATAATAAAGAAGTATATAATGTAATGTTAGAAGATGGTCATAAAATGAAAGTAAATAACATGCTAGTGGAAACATTACATCCAAGTAATAAATTATATAAAAAGGCGTTAAAATAAAAAATTGATAATTATTTTATTTATTATTACATTAAATAAATAAAATGAAGACAGAATTGTTTGAAGATACCAATATAATTATTGGCGAAAGTGCACAAGAAAATTGGGATTTATTGGATAAAAATGAAAACTATCTTTGGTTTCATTTAAAATCATTCCCTTCTTGTCATGTTATATTAGAAACAGAAGAACCAACAAAAGAAATGATAATAAAAGCTGCCAGTTTATGTAAGATGTATACAAAATATAGAAATGTACCGAATATTAAAATTAATTATACACCTATTAAAAATATTAAAAAGGCAGAGCAAATCGGTAGTGTAACATTTAATAGTAAAAGAAAAGTATTAGATATTAAACTATAATTATATTATATACGCTGGGAAAATATGCAAATTTAGAGAAATTGGAAAAAGATGTAAATTTAGAGAAATTGGAAAAAGATGTAAATTTAGAGAAATTAGTAACCGAAACATCACGCGCACACTATTATCAAAAAATATGGAGACAGAAACAAATCAATATTTTTTACCTTACAGGTAGGCCTATATTTGATATACCAGTTGATATACCAGTTGATAAAAATATAGTGTATAACGCAAAATAAATATTAACATAACTAATATAGAAAATAATAGTTATATTATATAAAATGGAAAACCCAGAACAGCCGTTTAAAGATACACAAGAAATTATATTATCTAAAGATTTAAATGAAACGAATCCAGATCAAGATTATAACCAAAAACGAGATGCGCTTATTGCTCTTGGATTAGAAGTATATCGCGTAATAATGGGATCATGTTTGATGATATTTGTTCCTCAACAATGTGACGAAACGTCTTGTGGAATCTCAGATAATCTAAACCGTTCAGATAATTTATCAGTGGCATGTCTAAGTTTTAATTTAATAACCATGATTACTTTTCTATTTTTATATGCGGTAGAATTTAAACGTGAAAGTAAATTAATTTCATATTTAGAAGTCAACAAAAATAAACCAATGGATAATGACAGTATTGAAAATGAATTAAATAAATTGGATATTAGTTATAAACAAGTTTTATGGGATTTGGATTACTATTATAAAATTACAGGGTATGTATCGCTGGGGTCATTTTTAACCAATGCTATATTGAGTGGAATATCTGTATATGATAGATATTTAGATCAAACTACAATTACTGTATTTGTAACAAATATATTGTTTATGGGTTTGAAAATAAATGAAGTAATTAGCATTGTTTATACTGATAAAAATGTATTTTTAAGTGCATTTTTAACAAAGCGTGTACAATATAACGACGTAGATCCCGATAAACTTAATACAAAAAAATCTAATAATTCATTCTGGATGTTTTCAGAAGTTCCTCCCCCACCTATAGCAAGAATAACAAGTAATGAAAATATAAATAAAGAACCGTCAATCAGAGAAGATAGTGCAGATTCAAACGCAAGTACTGTAGTATCACATTTACCAGAAACACAACAGCCGTCCAATACGTTAAATGAGTTAGGATATATAGTTTAAACAATATGTTTATCTAAACACATTTCAAAATATTCAATATAACGAATCATTCGTATATAATTAAAAATTGAATTTATATTTAATACATATTCAACATAAATATAAAGGTGTAATAAATCATGATTTCTGTTACTAGTCAATCATCATATAATACGAGTTCTAACTTATTATATGATCAAATGAATACGGTTATTTATAATCTTAATGATACATCATGTCCTGTTGATAGATCATTGCATGATGATTATACATTGTTTGAAAATGCGGCATCATTCTCTATTATTGCCGAAGATGAAAAATGCGATAAATGTAAAACGCATTATTCAATTGTTACATGCTGTAATTGTCAAACTAAAACTTGTGCACACGAAGAATGCAGTACTATGTTTCCTGATAAAAACGGTTACATTTCCGTATGTAAAACATGTGAAACTGAAATTTTAACTAAAATCACACCATATAAACATAAAAACGAAAATAATTACGATCCACATTATATTAAAGCAATTCGTGATTTGGAAATATTGAAACAAGCAATAGAAATTATATCTTAAGATTCCTCCCATAATTCATCAACTAAACCATACTTTAAACATACATCTGACTCCCACCATAAATCGTGCTTTAAAATTTCACTTAATTCCTTTTTAGGAACCTCAGTGTGTTCTTTATAAATATCTTTAATTTTAGACATTAATTTCTTATTATTCGCAAAATCATCTTCCAATTCAGCCATTTTACCCCACGATCCAGACGACAATTGGTGAATTAACATATATGCATGGGGACGTATATATCGTTTTTTCCCTGTTACGCTGATTAATGTACCAGCAGATGCGGTTGCCCCATCAATAATAGTAACTACATCAACTTTACAAGAAGTAATTACATCAATTGCTGTAAACGCATCAAATACCGAACCACCGAAAGAACTAATATGTAAATAAATACAAGGAGGTTCAACTGAATAATTGCTTGCAAAATTCAAATTTTCCTTTTCTGCTTTTCTAATTAATTCAGATAACGCAAATACTGAATTACGATCTACCTCTGCATAATAATAAATATGATTATTTACTTTTGTTATTTTTTGATTTTCTTTATTAATAGCGCATTTTTCATCGTCATCCTCATCGCTAGTGTCGGTATTTACAATACTTCCACTACTTCCATTCTTTGGAACACCTCCAAAATATACACGTTTTGCCATTACACGTTTTGCCATTATACAATTTATATTGTTAGTTTTTTAAATACTTATTAATATATTTGTCCAACTTTATCCAGTTTATTCATTTATCAAATTTATTACATATATAATTAATATTATTTAAAGATTCATACCCAATATGGTTATAATGAGATCATTTAGTCTTTTGCTTTTATTTACTCCCCTTATTTCTGCTGCCACCCATTGGGAATTGTTTCAAACTTTTATTCGTGACCATGGACGATTTTTTGATAAATTAGAAGATTTAACATACAGATTTGAAGTATTTTCAAATAACATGAAATATGTTGAAGATTTTAATAGTCGTCCATCAAATATGACACTTGGTATTACTCCTTTTTCTGATATTACACATGAAGAATATAGAACTAGATTGTCTAGTTATAAAGGCCCATTTTTTAATAAATGTAGTAAATTTTCAGTAGATGATGATAATTCTAAAGAAGAATGGGATTGGAGATCAAACAATGCTGTAACCCCGGTGAAAGATCAAGGACAGTGCGGATCATGTTGGTCTTTTAGCGCTACTGGAGCCATTGAAGGTGCATGGGCTATTAATACTGGTGATTTACTGTCTCTTTCTGAACAACAGTTAGTAGATTGTTCTGGTTCTTACGGTAATCATGCATGTAATGGCGGATTGATGGATAGTGCATTTGAGTATGTTATGGATCATGGTATTTGTAGTGAAACCGAATATTCATATACCGCAAATAAAGGAACATGTGAAGATTGTGAAACGGTTGTTACTATTTCAAGTTGTAGCGATGTTACACCTAATAATGAAATTGTATTCAAGAATGCTGTAGCACAACAACCCGTATCTGTTGCGATTGAAGCAGATACTAAAGAATTTCAATTATATACAAGTGGAGTAATTACCGGTGATAAATGTGGAACTAAGTTGGATCATGGTGTTTTAACTGTAGGATATGGAGAAGAAAATGGTGTTAAATATTGGTTAGTAAAAAATAGCTGGAGCTCATCTTGGGGCGATAATGGTTATGTAAAGATTGAACGCACAGATAGCACAAATACGCCAGGTGTTTGCGGGATTGCTAGTCAGCCATCTTTTCCTATAGTTTAACGATGATCACTTTGTGACACACTACAATTTAAATGACTATTAATATTATTTATCGTAATAATATTATTACAATTATTACAACTTGCTATTGTTTTTTCTTTACAATAATGTTCTTTTACATCAAATGGTTTTCTTTGTGTTTTAACTACAAATTGATCATTTATTTTTACATAATGTTTATGTATTTTAATCCATTTAAACCCTCGTTCGTCTAGGGATAACTTATTAATATTATTATCAGTTGTAATAATTAATTCTTCATTACATTCACAACAATAAATCTTACAATTATTAGAATGTTCTTGATAATTTTTGAAAACAACTAAATTATTACAAATACTGCACATTATCATTCTTTCTGGACATTCATTTTTAATATGTAATCCCAAATCATATACTGTTTCGCATTCTTTTTTACATTTTCTACATTTAACATCCCCATTTGAATCCATAAAACGCCATAATGTTGGTTCTGCTACATCAGCTGCATCCCTACCTATTTCTCCATATGTTTCCCATCCTCGTAACGTAATCCAGCAACAATTAGAGAAACATTTAAATCCAGTGTTTTTATTTTTCTTTTGAAAGGTCATGTAATCTCTTATACAAAGCAAGCACATAGGATTAGACTGAGAATATTTACATTTCTTTGGTTTATTCATATCATTATTTCCTGGCATTGAATGTCCATTTAAGGTAACAGGGCATTGTGGAATTTCGTGACAAATACTACATAGTTTTGACATAATTATTTGATACAATTTAATAAAATTTTATATTCAATTTTATATTTAAAAATTGAATATAAAATATGTTTATACTACATATATAAATGAAACGTAAAAACCATGGCTTTCCGTGTGGTTATAAAAAATATAAATTCGTCAATTAATCCTGATAAAATATTGGATATGATGAATCATATTGATATTCCAATTGACGATAATATGAAATATTATGAACAACGATGTATTAATCCAAAAAATAATACGTATACTTTGCGTATTAAATATCGTTCATTTAACGATCAAAATGATAAAATGCGTAAATTTCACAATGATCTAATTACTTACAGATGGATAAGATTAATATATAATGAAAATATATCTTTTAAACTTAGTATGAAAACAATTGATTATTGCAATTACATATATAATCATTAAATAATGATGGTTGTGTATTATATATATATTTTTTTTACTAATTCATCATACCTGTTTACACAGTTACATATTCACATATTTAATTTAGTTAAAAATTGAATTTATATTTATTATATATGATTATAAACTCAAACAATCATGCAAGACATTGAAGATATTTTTAAGAAGGAAAAGAATAAGTATAATTCATTTTATGAAAATGTAGATGATAAACTCGTCTCTTTTGTAAAAGATTTTTCCAAGAAAGAGTATGAATCGGTGGACGATGTTGAAAAAAATTTTAAAAAATTACGCAAACAATATCATATTAATCCGTCAAAAGTTCAAATGACCTATGCATATGATACTTTATTGAAAAATAATCTAATACAACAAAATAATATGTTAAAAAAATATACGAAATCCAAAGAAATGCGGGGATTATCTGGGGTTATTGTAATTTCAGTTATTACAAGTCCTTATCCTGAATATACGAATAAAAATGGCGAAAAAGTAAAACAGGGATTCAGTTGCAAACACGATTGTTTTTATTGCCCCAAAGAAGTAGACGATGATGGAAAAGAAATTAACCCTCGCAGTTATCTAAGTGACGAACCTACGGTTGCTCGTGGTCTTAAAAATAACTTTGATGCAGTTGATCAATTCAATGATCGTGCATTTCAGTATATGTTAAATGGTCATTATGTAGATAAACTAGAAATTATTGTATTAGGCGGTACATGGACAGAATATCCTCGTGAATATCAAGAGACATTTATTCGTGATATATTTTGGTCCGCAAATACATTTTATAGTATAAATAAACGCGATAAACTAACTCTGCCTGAAGAACAAAAAATTAATGAAACTGCACAATCGCGGGTTATTGGATTAACATTAGAAATGCGACCAGATTCAATTAATGATGAAGAAATACATTGGCTTCGTTATTTGGGATGTACTCGGGTACAAATAGGCGTTCAACATATTAATCGTAAGATATTGAAAAAGGTTAATCGTGGATGTTACGCAGAGGATGCTATGAATGCATTACAAAAACTAAAAAACTATGGTTATAAAGTAGATGCTCATTGGATGCCTGATCTACCTGGAAGTACTCCAGAAATAGATAAACGCATGTTTGATACTATTTTACATACGCCGAATTTACAATTTGATCAATGGAAAATATATCCTACATCAGTTGTACCATGGACTAAAATTAAAAAATGGCATGAAGAAGGAACTTATGTTCCATATACAGATGAAGATCCTGAAAAACTAATTGATGTGTTGTTATATGTTAAAAAACAAGTACATCCATGGATTCGTCTAAATAGGGTTGTTCGCGATATTCCCAATCATACACGAGATGGAGTTCAATATATTTATGGCGGAAATAAAGTAACTAATTTACGTCAAATATTAGACGATCGGTTAAAAAAATGTGGCGATTTTTGTGGATGTATTCGCTGTCGTGAAGTAAAAAAGAATATGGATATGATCCATTTGGCAAAACCTATAGTGAGAACATATGAATCATCGGGCGGAACTGAATATTTTATTAGCATTGAAAGTGGTAATAGTGAAAAATCAACTTATATTAATGAAAAATGGTATAATAATGAATCTGTAGAAGAACCTGGTATTATGTATGGATTTATTAGATTACGGTTGTGTGACAATAATTCCAATGATTATTTACACGCAATTAAAAATTGCGCATTGATTAGAGAACTTCATGTATATGGACAAGTGGTAACTACAAATGCAAATAATAAATTAGACGAAAAGGCTCAAAATAATGGATTTGGTAAAATATTAATGAAAGCCGCAGAAGATATATGTATTAAAAAAGGATATAGTTCGGTTGCTGTAATTTCAGGAGTTGGAGTTAAAAATTATTATAGAAAATTGGGATATGAAGAAGAAGATACATATATGATTAAACACATAAGTTGGTTTCAAATTATTAAATTTCATTTATCTACATTAGATAATTACTGTATTGTGTGCTTAGCCTATATACTTATAAAATATATGCACTTTTTAAATATTTAAGAATATAATTCACTCCATTTTACATGTTTTTCTAATTTATAATTAATTATCATTTTATTTAATTCTTTCTTATTTGTTACATTGTAAACTTCCATAAAATATTTTTTCCAATATTCAGTTGCACTTGACGTTATGTCAAATGGAAGTAAATATATTTGCTCTTCATTAATCGTTTCATATTTTTCTATCATATATTTTGAAATGTTTAATCCTCTTATTCTACTATCAATAAAATTAATGAGATGACAAGGGACTGCACCTTTATGTTTTAATTCCCAAGGACATAACCAAATATATCCTAATACCACATTTTTATTTTTTTTTGATAAATCAATTAATATTTTTTGAGTTGAAGTTAATTTATCAAATGGAAAATCATTTTTTGAAATTAAAACATAAATATCTGGTAAATCTTTTAACATAATACTATGACCGTTATTGTTATTTTCATCAAACATATCTGCATTCATAACAACATTTGTAAAAAATTCATGGAGCCCAATTCTTGTTGAAATATGTTGATATACATCTTTTACTTTTCCAAATTCTGTAAATTCTTCTAATATCTTTCTTTTATTAATTTCCGTCATCTTCTATTTGTCGTTTTTAGATTTATTATTTTTAATTCAATTTTGTATAAAAAATAATATTA